CGGTGGCCATCGTGGACGCTGCCGACGGCGACCTCGGCGTGGGCAAGGAGATTGGTATGCTGCTGCTCCGCATCTCACAGGTGCCGCAGAGCCAACTCGACCAACTCTATATTGACGAGTTGGGCATGAGCGCGAAGGACGCGAAGGCTTTGCCGATGGAGGAACTGGCGCAACGCTATGCCGCCTACAAGCGCATGAAGGACGCTCCGCTGACGGGCTGGGCTTACAGCGACGAGGCGAGGGAGAAGGTGGACAAACGCTATGTGAACCGCTTCGTGAAGCTGGTGCAGGAGCGCGTGGCCAACATGGACGACGAGGCTTTGGAGCGCAACATGGACGACAATGACGACCCCATGCTGAAGAAGCAGGTGGGCAAGGAGGTGGCCAGCCGCCTTGAAGGGAAGGACACCTACGGCAACCAGCCGCAGAGCAACTGGAAAGAGGAAACGAAGAAGGCGCACCTGGCCTACCAGCAGTTGCGCGGCTACGTTGACCTTTGCGAGGACGTGGTTTTGCAGAAGGCGCAGGCCGATGCCGACAAGGCATACGAGGCCGCGCTGGAGGAAGGCAAGTGGACGGAGGCGCAGACACAGCAGATGAGGGCGAAGGGCATAGAGCAAGCCCGTGAGCAGTTGAACAAGATGCGTCGCCAACTTGGGCAGGGCAACGGCCAGTATGACCAGCAGATCATGGAGAACATCAGACGGACGCGACGGGCCTACATGGAGGCTTACGGGCTGGTTGGGAAGAAGGAATAGGACTTATGGGACTGCCATAGGACTTATAAAGAAAAAGGGGCGACCATCAAGGCCGCCCCCTTTTTGTTTCTGACTTTTTACGGAGGCCATTCATTATATGTTTGTGATTTTTGCAATCCCAGTATTAACACAAAAAACTCAAACACCATGGAAGAAAAAGACCCCAAGACGGAAGTTGCCGAACAGCAGCCCGCAGAACAGGCCAAGCAGCCTGAAAACAACCAAATGAACTCGGAAGCCGTGATGCAGATGATGAAGCATCTGTGGCCCGACACCAACGAGCAGAAGGAAAAGGAGTACTGGCGCAACATGCACAAGGAACTCATTTTCCACTATGAGATTGCGCTGAAGGACAAATACGAGGACTTCAACGAGTTGATGTCAAACGCCCTCACCTACGCAAGATTCGTTATGAACGAAATCCAAGCCTACGAGCGCGGCGACTACAAGGAAATGTTCCAACAGAAATAACCTAATGTCTAACCTTAAAAAATCACAAACAATGGAAGGAAATCCCGTAAATCTTCTGACGGTTCCCCAGCAGGGGACTGACTCGGCCACTGCCATGGCCATGATGAACAACAACCCGTGGATGTATTTGGTGATGCTGGCCCTGTTTGCCAACGGCGGCTTCGGCTTCGGCGGCAACCGCAACGGCAACATAGACGCACAACTGGCCTCGATGCAGAACCAAATCAACGACAACAACAACAACGCCATCGCCCGCGAGGCCGTGCAAGGCAACGGCTTTGCCATCAGCCAACTGGCCCAAAACCTCAATGTGGACGCCAACGCCATCCGTGAGGCCATCGGAACGGTGAACGCCAACATCGCCCAAGTGGCCGCGCAGACCAACATGGGTATCGCCGGAGTGGTCAACGCCATCAACCTCGGCAACCTGAACATGATCCAGCAGATGAAGGACTGCTGCTGCAACATCAAGACGCAGGTGCTGGAGCAAGGCTACCAAGGCCGCATCGAGACCATCAACCAGACCAACGAACTCCAAACCTCCATGAGAGTGGAGAGCGGCTTGACCCGCGCCGAGGTCGCAGCCTTCCGTCAGGCTTGGGAGAACGCCCGCTATCAGGACGTGGTGGCCGAGAAGACCCGCCTGCAGACCGAACTTGACCTGCTCCGTCAGCAGAACGCCACCGCCGCCGCCATGGCTCCGATGCAAACCCAAGTCGCCAACCTTGCCGCACAGATGCAACTGTTGGTGGCCAACTATAGCACCAAGCCGGCAAGTGCCAGCGCAGGTGCCTAAACCATCTTATTGTTCGGAAGGGTTGGCTTAGCCGCCAGCCTTTCCGACTTTTCATTTACCGAACAATAAAAAAACACAATCATGACATTCAAGGAATTAAGACCGAACAACCCCATCCACCTGCTCGACAAGAGCGACGGGGTGAAATACTGCCAAGGAAAGGTGCTGAATGTGGGACAGCCGCGTTTCGACACCCAGCAGATGCCGCAGCCTGGCACCATGCCGTCAATGCCTAATATGGTGGTTGATGTGACCATCGAGGCTAACGGCAAGACCAACACCTACAAATTCGCAGAGAACGCCACCGTGGGCGCGGTGGGCAACATGCTCGTATCGACCGACAAGGAAGGCGTTATCCGCGAGATTGACGCGACGATAGCCCACTGTGAGCAATACTTCGCCGACAAGGAGAAGATGGAGAAGGAGTACGAGGAAAGCAAGAAGCTGAAAGCGGAACTCGACACGGCCTATAAAGAGAAACAAGAAAACGAGAACCGATTCCTTTCGATTGAGAAGACCCAAGCGGAACAAGGCGACATGCTGAAGGAGATTCTTGGGATTTTGAAGAAAGAGGACAAATAGGACTTATAAGACTTATAGACTATGAAACTGAATCTGAAATACAAGGACATCATCAAGCACTCGGAGAAAGGCAGCGAGAAGATGATGTGGGACGCGGTGGACCGCGTGGACTGCCTCATTGAGAAACTGCGCAAGGAGAATCCCGACATGGCGCGTGACTTCCTGAAGAAGGAATACGAAGCGATGAACGGCAGGCACATCAACGTGTGGCTGGCCGAGAAGATGGTGGACGAGATGTGGCACAAGGACGCGAAGGGCAACACGGTGAAGGGCGAACTGGTGCCCGTGGCCGAGGCATCACGCCTGCTGCTGGACGGCATGAACGAGAGCAAGAAGGAGGAATGCAAGTGGGACGCCTACGTTGCGGCCAACGCCTTCGCGCACGACCTTGCCAACACTGGGCAATCGACCGCCGACATCATGGTGATTGCCAAGCATTTTTGGTTCCATGACGACGACATGGGCGACAACTGCCACAAGGTGTACTGGTATTTCGAGGACTGGATTTTCTGATAGTTTTCGCGCTAACGGATTAACGGAGGGCTGGTTTGCTGACTGATGAGGAAAAACTGGAGAAGGAAGTACAGCAGATGCTGTTGGAAAACGCCAAGCGTTTGAAGCGGCTGGAGGCTGACTACAACCCCTTTACAGGTGAGGGTGCAGACATCAGGCATCCTGAAACCAACGAGCAAATCTACTACCGCAAGCGCGTCGAAATCCCCGACCATATCTATCCCGTCGAGTATCTTCCTTACGAGACGCGAAAGAACCTGCTGTATAAGGATGTGCTGAAGTACGGCAGTATCGCGGAGTATATCCGTCAGGAGCTGGAGGAGGAACCCGACGACGAGATTGTTCAGTTCGTCCAACGCTCACTCCTTGAAGTGCGCTACCGCACCGACCCCATTTGCTGGTTCTACAACGAATGGAGGATAAAGGACAAACGCGGACAGACCGAGAACCTCTACATTCAGACCAAGGCCCAGGAGATGGAAGAGGACGAAGAGGAGGATGATATTGACATCGGCAAATCCGATGAGGACAATTCGCTTATCCCCTTCAAACTCAATTGCGCCCAACTGATGCTGTTGGCCGTACTTGAACGGCAGCGGTTGAAGGGTATGCCCATCCGCATCATCCTTGCCAAGTGCCGCCAATGGGGTGGCTCGACGCTGATACAGGCATACGCGGCTTGGATTCAATTGATGTTGAAAAACTCTTGGTATTCGGTCATCGTCGGTCAGGTGGCATCCACCGCAAAGAAAATCCACATGATGTATGAAAAAGCCATAGGCCAGTATTCGCCTTGGCTTTTGAAGCTGCCCGACGGGGAAAAGCTGCGTTTCTCACAATACGGCCGTTCTGCCAACGACTTCCGCATTACCTACGGCTCCGCATCCAGCCCAAAGAACGCGAGGGATGCCGTTGTCACCATCGGTACCTACGAACATTCCGATTCGTTGCCGAGTGCCGATATAGCCGTGGCGCATTTCTCCGAGTTGGGTTTGTGGAAAACCACCGAGGGCAAGACCCCCGAAGATGTGTTCAAGTCGGTGGCTGGCGGTGTGGGCCCGTTCCCGCTGACCATGATTGCCAGTGAATCAACGCCCCGTGGCAGCGGCAACTTCTTCGCGGAGGAATACCACCGTGCCAAGAATGGCGACAGCGCGTATGAAGCCGTGTTTATCTCCCCGGCCTACAATCCCTACGACATCGTTGAGGTGGTCAACAAGAAAGGCTTTGCCCGATGGATTATCGAGAACAAGAACCGCCGTGACAATCCTGATGAAATCTACGGCCACAAGGGTAAGCGTTGCCGTGTGTCGGGCGAATACATCTATAGGATGTGGACGCTTGGCTCGTCGCTGGAGAATATCATGTGGTATCTGTTGAAGCACCTTGAGTTGAGCCGTCACAGCGACATGGCTTCCGAGGCCCCGATTGACGATGTTGAGGCATTCAGCAACACCGACAGCCTTGCCTTCGACATGTACGACATCGAGGAAATGGAGCAGCGCGATGTTAAAGACCCGATAAAGGTCGGCGACATCTATTCAGACTACCGCTTGGGCAAGGAGGTGCTTCAAGGCTACCGCTTTGAGGAGAAAGCCAGCGGCACGATGAAGATATGGTATGAGCCTAACCCCGTGCAGATGACCGACCAATACATTGTCGTCGTCGATATTGGCGGCAGGTGGAAGAAGGCAGACTGGAGCGTTATCCGTGTACTCGACCGCTCCGACCTTGCCACGGGCGGCATGGAAAAGACCGCATTGATGTGGCACGGGCATGTGCCGCATGACTGGTTGGCATGGAAGGCGGTTCAGGTGGCCATGTGGTACAACAACGCCTTGCTCGTCTTTGAGAGCAACACCCTTGAGACCAAGGACAAGAACCGCGATGTGGACGAGGGTGACCAGCTTGAATACATCCTTGAGACCATCAATCGTTGCTATCGCCGACTCTTCATGCGACGGAGCAAGGGGGCGGATGACGTGAACCAGTCTGGAGGAACATGGAAGTTCGGTTTCCATACCAACCGCGAGACCAAGCCGCAGATCGTGGAATACCTCGACGATGCCATCCGCAACAAGAACTATATCGAGCATGACGCTGGCACCACGGGCGAATACAAGACCTACGAGCGCATCGACGGCGTGTATGCCGCCATGCCCGGCTGCAAGGATGACCGCCTTATGACCGCAGGAATTGCGCTGTATATCTCACGAAGCCCGAAGTTCGGATTGCGCATCCCGAGGCCGAAACTCAAGCATGTGAGCCAGCGCAAGAGATATGACTATCACAACCAACACGCCGAGGCGAGTTTGTGATTTCCGTTTCTGACTTTTTAATGATTTGGTTTCGTGAGGGTTGTTGACCTTTGCGGGATAATAGCGATTATCAGCATGGCGAAAAGCAAAGATAAAAGGATAGATGAGTTCCGTGACGATGCGATGAGCTTTGTCGCAGAACACTTTGAGGATATGAAAACCGCTTTCAAAGCCTACATAGAGAAAAAGGACTATGATAAGGCGGTGGCACTATACATGAAGATGGTGGACAAAGTGATTCCTTCGCTTCAGACACAGAGTGCGGAGAGCGATAAGAGCAACGAGATACCCGCTTGGAAGCAGAAGATTAACAAGTCAAAGAAAACCTACGAAAACGACACGAAATGACACAGACGCACACTTTGGAAATCAGCAATGCCGACATCCTGAAGCAGGTGGAGGCGCGTACCTTCAAGTTCGGTAAGGCGAGGGACAACGGCACCAACGACAAACTGACCAACGGCGTGAAGCTGACCGACCTCGGCTATGACCGCAGCATTGCCTTGGACAGCATAGAGAAAGCCATCGGCAACATCCGTTCGGCCTTCATCAAGTATGCCGGAGCAGTTACCACCGCAGGCAGCGGGGAACTGAAACGGACGCGCATCGCCTTCACGCTTTCGTCGAAATGGCCGTCGGCCAATGGCACAGGATTCGACAACGACTGCAAGGATTATGTGGCCAATCTCGTCATTTCTGACTTTTTAAGCCACAGTTTGCCACAGGAAGCCGACCTTTACGCCCAAAAAGCGATGCAGGCGTTGAAGGATGCCGAACGCAAGTTGTACTATAAGACCGCATAAGCCATGCCGCAGCAAGTAACTATAATGATTAAAGAGGCCGATGCCTTGAAGCGATTTGAACGCGCCACCTTCAAGCAGGGCAGGGCATTGGAGCAACCCAATGTGGCGAAGCAGGTGTATAACCTGCAAGCCGACCATGAAGAATCGGCAGACCAAGGACTGATGCACGGCTCGTATAACTTTTGGCTCGGCGAGGCTGTCAACCAAGTAAGGGAGTATCTCACGACAGAACCCCCTGTGGCCAACACAGACGAGACCTCGATTGCACTTTCGATGCCAGGCAACTGGGAGCATTACGCGCCCAACGCACCCGGACTGAAATACGCCATGCTGGAACTGATACAGAACGGTATGCTGGCCGACTGGTACGACGAGACAAAGCCCGATTCGGCCAAGACCTTCAGGCAGAAGGCCGAGCTGAACAAGGCGCAGATACGCAGCATCATCTATTCACTGAAACCGCCCACCGTGACCATAACGAGCGAGGCGGGGCAATTTGACGGAGAGCAAGCATAATGCAGACAATTGTCATCACCATATTAAAGGACACCATAGCCACCTCGATGGAAACATTGCTGTGGAAATACGGATCATCCATCGAGAACGCGGAAAACTTCAAGCTGGTCTATAACACCAAGTCATCGAAGGCCAAGAATGCCGTTGATGCCCGTGTGATTGATGACGCATGGGAGGCGAGGACACAGGAAGCCATCGACTTCTTGCGCGACTTTGCCCCCGATGTGAGCCAAACGGCAGGCTCGAAAGTGGTCACGCTTTCGATGTCAAGCCGATGGGGAGGAAGCCAATCGACGCTGAAGGCGGCGATGGAGAAATATATCCTCGATGCCATGATGCACGACTGGCTGACCGCCACGGCACCCAACGAGGCCCCGATGTACGGCAACCGCCTTGCAGAGGATGAGAAGAAGATTAAGGCAGATGCCTATTCGTTGAGAAAACCAGCAATCGCATAAGGAGGAAGGAGCATGAACCAAAGTATTGTCATATCGAAATCAGGGGTCAAGACCGAGTTTGAGGTACTGGTCTATAAATATGCCAACGCCATAGAAGGCGCGGACAACGCCAAGGCCGTGCGCAATGTGAAGTCGGACAGGATAGACGATGCCGCCGATGCCCTGTTGGTGGACAACAACTTCGACAAACGCCTGAAAGAGGTGGTTGGCCTGATGCATGACTTCGGGGCCACCATCAGCACCTCGGGCGACAATGTGACCGTCGCGTTTGTCGTCACCAGCCGTTGGGCAGGCAACGCGGACACCTTGCTTTCGATGGCAAAGGCCTATATCCTTGACGGTATGCTGGCCGACTGGTTCAATGCGAGTGCGCCCACAGAGGCGGCGATATACATAACGAGGCTTCAGACGGATGTCACAAACCTCATGAACGAACTATACAAGAAAGGGACACCGCAATGATGGACTGTTTTTTCAGGACACCGCAACCCATAGAGGTTGACATAACGATTGAGCGCAACGCCATTATCGAGACGGTCGTAAGCACCTTGAACAAGATGGCCGAGGCGCGTTTTGACGGGCAGAACACCCAATATGTGAACAACATGCAGCCCGAAGTGGACTTTGAACAGGACAGAAACCTTGTGTATGGGTACTATAAAGAGGGTGTGGCCAACATCGTGCGGCGCATTGAGCCGTATGTAAACAGCTGTGAAACCACCCCAGCAGAAGGGACGGAACAGGCTGACGGGAATGTGTTCCATCTTGTGTTTCCCGAGAAATGGAAGAGCAGCCAGCAGCCCGTTTTGGAAACCAAGATACAGAACTACCTTGTGCATTACATCATTGCCCAATGGCTGGAGAAGGTGAGCGTGAGCGACACGACCTATACGATGGAGAAGGCGGCGCAGTTGCTCCGCGACATCAAGGGCGTTTGTGAATTGAGGAAGGGCAAGGTACATAGAATTTGGAACGGAACGTATTGAATGCGGAATTAAGAATGCGGAATTATGAATAAGACGAGATACATAAAGATGTCGGCGGTGATGCCGAAGAAGAGCAACAAGCCGAAGTTTGACAGCATTGCGGAAAGACGCAAGCAGTCGGGCGACTTGCGGCACGACCATCGCTTGCTGCAACGCATGGAAGCGGCATGGGAAAACGACCGCCCCGTGCGTGAAGAGGGCGAGCGTTGCCACCGCTTTGTGTACGGCGACCAATGGGGCGACATGACCTATTATGATGGCCAATGGATGACGGAGCGCAAATACCTTGAATGCCGAGGCAAGGTGCCGTTGACCAACAATGTGACGCGCCGACTGATTACCGCCGTGAAAGGAAACTACCTTGGGCAGAAGTCGGAGCCGCGTTGCCTGCCGTTCAACAGCGAAAGCGCACCCGGCGCGGAGATGCTGTCGCGGGCCTTGACCACCAACTGGCGCAGACGCTATAACTCAATGAGTGTGCAGCTCTCCAATGCCGTCGAGAACTTCCTTATCAGAGGCGTTGTCGTGATGGGCGAATCGTTTGAGCGCACATCAAGCGGAAAGTTTGATGCCAAGACCAAACTCTACGACCCGCGTAAGGTAGCCATAGAATGCAACATGAACGACCCGCTGATGGATGACATCAGCCTTATCGGCATCATACACGATGTGAAGCCGTTGGACTTCCTTTCCAAGTTCGGCATCCGCATCGGGCGCGATAAAATGTACGACATACAAAACGAGTACGGCAATCGCGCATACCAACATTCGCCCGAGAACCAAGTTGACAACAACAAGCGCAACAGCCTTGAATACCTGGACTTCTATTCCAACAACGACCCAACCCGCTGGCGTTTCTACGAAGTTTGGACGAAGGAAATCAAGTCGATGATACTGTGCTATGACCCCGCCCGGCTGAACGACCCCTTCAAAGTGGAGGATGTAAACAAATTCAGGCTTGAAGAATACGACGGCCTTACCGTGCTGCAAGAGAACGAGCGCAGGCGCAAGGAAGCCATAGAGCTGGGCATCCCCGAGGACGAAGTTGTTTACATCGACTACGGACAATACGGAAAGGATGGCATGTTTGACGGCACGGGTGAGTTTGTGGATACCTATTGGTATGTAAAGTTCCTTACCCCGAACGGCACCGTCATTGACGAATATGTGTCGCCCTACGAGTGCGGATGCCCCATCACCGTGGCCAAGTATCCTTATGTGAATGGCGAAGTCCATTCTTATATCGCGGACGTGATACCGCAGCAGAAATACATCAACCGCCTTGTCACATTGAACGACATCGCCATCCGCAGCACGGCCAAGGGCGCGTTGCTCATGGATAAGCGGTCGCTTGAGGAAAACGACGAGCAGACGCAGGAGGAGATTCGCCAGCAATGGAGCGACCCGGACGGCGTGGTGTTTTGGGATAGCTCGTTGGGAGGCCAACCGCCAAAGCAGGTGTCGAACACCTCGACCAACGTGGGTATCGACACGGCTCTTTCGATGCAGTTGGGCTTGATGGAGGATATTTCGGGCGTTCACGGCGCGGCCCAAGGCAAGGATGCCCTTTCGGGACAGTCGGGTTCGCTGTATGCACAGCAGGCGGCCAACTCGAACACCATGCTCCGTGCCGTCTTGGAGGCTTTCAGCGAGTTCACCAAGCGCGTGGCCTACACGAAGCTGTCCATCATCAACCAGTACTGGGAGGACGGCAGACCCATCAACACCTACGGTTCGTCGTATGGCGAGGTCAGACGCTTCGACCGTCGCTTGCTTGAGGACTTGGACTATGAGATTACCATCATCAACAGCGACGAGATGGAGACCGCGGCCACGGTGAGCAACCAAGTGGCCCTGCAAATCTTTGAGAAGGGCGCGATAGACGCACAGGCATTGTTGCAGGTTGGCAACTGGCCGCAGCAGTTCAAGGAGAAGGCCCTGAAGGTGATAGCCGAGCAGAAAGCCGCCATGATGCAGCAGCAGGCCGACGCACAGCAGTTGGCATCGTTGCAGCAGGGATTGCCGCAGCAGCAGGCGCAGCAGCTTGGCAACGGACTGATGAACGGATTGATGAACCCGATGAAACAAGCAGCGTAAGATGGCGAGGCAGAACATACAATTCAAGGGCCTGCGGCACAGCCCGAGCGACATCACGGGGCAGGACGGCGACTTGCTGGAGTGCGTGAACCTCATTCATGAGAATGGGGAACTGAAGCCTATTGAAATGCCGGAGAAGATACGGATTGGAGGGGAGGATGAGATAGGCTATTTCATTACGCTTATGGCCATCCATAATCTTACAAGCGGAAAGAAATATGTCTTTGGGAGGAGCATCGGTAATGCCATATCAAAAATCGTAATTAAGGATGAGGATAATACTGTTATCTTTACAACCATAAACATGTTCGGTGAATTGCAGTGGGTGGAAACCATTGGAAACACTTTGATTATCGGCACATCAAAAAGCATCTATTATGCTGTGTTCAAGAATGGTGCTTACAAGTGGCTTGGGGATAAGCTGCCGCAGCCTGTGTTTCGTGTGGATTTTTCAAGGAATAACACTGCATACGAAGGTCATTATATCAATGAGGATGACCCGCAGACCTACACTTTGACACCTGACGGGAACACCGCTGAAGGAGGCGGTATTACCTTGCATTTGGATAATTTACATGGAAATTTGGCATCGCAAGCATTTGACGCAACTTTGTCGAAAACCACAAACGAGAATAAAAAGATATTCAGAGACGGCATAAGGGCGAGGCATGCCCAGGTGATGAGCGTGGCAAACAACGCAAATATGTTTGTTTATCCATTTATGATTCGCTATGCCATAAGGATGTATGACGGAAACTATGCCATGCATTCGGCACCTATACTTATGATACCCTCATCGTTAGTTTGCCCGTTGCTTTCTTACATGACTTTGCGTGAGTCTGAAAGCGAAGAAGGCTTGGTGGCTTATGGTCACGATGGTGACGAGTATTATCAAATTGCCGACGAAGCCATGCAGTTCCGTGCTATGGGTTTGAATTATGCATTTTACGGATGGAAGGGCGCGGACGGCACGGACATCAGTGATGTTTCGGACTGGTCGGATATAATAAGAGGCGTGGATTTGTTTCTATCGAGCCAGATCTACAGCTTTGATGAAAGAGCATGGGATAACCTGAATAATGTGCCGACCACCTTCAAAACTTTCCCTGAATATATTCATAGCGGATGGGATGATGATGGATTTTACGGTCATTGTTATACCAATAACCAAAGATTAAAATGGTGGGATATATACACATATAACAATTCGTTACAGTTTGGCTGGTCTGATAGGCTGACAAAAATTCATCTTGACGATGGAACACACGAATACCTCACAGGCTTCCATTGCCGTTACAGAATAGATTTGCCAAGCCTTTCATCAAGACAGATGATGGAAAGAATTAAGGAGACGAATTTGTTCTATAGGGTTAAACAATATGACTTGGAAGAATTGTCAAACCCGACGGGTTGGCTTTCGTTTGAAAACGAGGTGGAGCAAGGTACACTTGAACGCCTTGAAACGCTTCCAATACTCCGTGACGATTATGTAAGCCGTTGCCGAATGACAGGCAAGGTGAGTTACAATTATAACCAAAGGCTGGTGCTTGGGAATATCTATTTACAGGCACCAAAATGGTATAGCAATGTAAACAACTACTATTCAAATATATTTTCGCTGAATATTTGTTTTGAAATAGAGAAGCCCGAAAAAACGATATATATACGCTATGACCATCCAATTACAAACGGAAACGGACTTGGAATCTACGATTTTGGCCACTTCATTTATTACCCCGACATGGATTGCAAACGGATGGTTGTAGAGATAAAGAATGATAAAGGTGTCGTTGTGGCGACAAAGACCATACCCATGCACGAACACACGGGATTGAATGGGGCTTTTGCGCTGATGCCAAATCTGCAAAGCCTATATGAATCCTATTCTTCGTTCAAAGATGGTACGCTGCAAGACCAATCGGATGACCGATACTACAACCTACCGAACACGATAGCCATGAGCAGCGTGGCCAACCCGTTTCATTTCCCTGCGACCAACTTCAAGGACATCGGTCGTACAAAGGTGGTGGGCATTGCGGCCAACACGCTTGATGTGTCGAGCGGGCAATGGGGTCAGTACCCGCTGTATGTTTTCTGTTCGGACGGCATCATTGCTGTGATGATTGACGGAGAGGGTAAGTTTGGCGGCATTCAGGCGGTGAGCGCGGATGTGCTTCGTGAGCCTCGGGGACTTTCGCAACCTACCTTGGTGCAAACAGGGCAGGCCTTAATGTTCCTGACCCAGCGCGGCGTGATGGCCATTGGTGGAACACAGATAAAGTGTTTGAGTGAGGCCATGAACGGCAGACACTTCAACCCCATGAGCGAGTTGGCCGATGTGGACTACCATGTGGGAGCCTTCGCCAACCTGATAGGCCGGACGAGCGATGACACCGACTTCCGCGACTTCGCTGCCAGCGGTTTCCTTGCATTCGACTATGCCCATAACCGTGTGCTGATGTTGAGAAGCGATAGGGATTACCAGTATGTTTACAGCCTGAACACTGGTTTGTGGAGCAAGCAGATCATCTACACCAACCTTGAGAGTTTCCAAATTGAAGTTGTGCCAGGTAACGGGTTGCCCGCACAAAGGAGCGGCGGTGTGCCTTTGCTGAAGGTAAAGCCCATCTGTGCCGCCGTGAACAACTACACGGAAATGTATCTGCAAGATGCGGATGGCTGGCTCTATAAGACAATGGAGGTGCAGGGGCAGAACAGCGTGAAACAGCTATACCAATACGGCTACATTGTTTCGCGGCCCATCCGCTTCGGCACTGACGAATACAAGACCGTCGTGAACGCCTTGCACAGATTCAACCACTATGCCAAGAAAAGTTTTGTGAAACTGGCCATGTATGGCAGCAGGGACGGAGTGAAATACGGAAGGATTAACTCGTTGCGAGGTATGAGCTATCAGTATTTCATTTTCGTGATATATACCTATCTGAAGCCTAACGAGCGGTATTCTTACCTGACCGTTGACTTTGAGACGAGACTTACCAACAAATTGAGATGATTCTTTTTCATGGGTGAATTGATTGTTTTTTCCCATCGTCATTGCTGGCGGTGGGTTTTTTCTTCTCTGACAGTTTCAGCACCCATTGGATAAAGGCTTGGCGGCGAAATTCGATTTCGGTAGCATCGGTGACGGCGGTGGAATAGAAGCATCCGTGCTTCACATCTTCCATCGTGGTGGGGGAAATCTTATCGTAGCTGATGATGAAGCCAGCCCTTGTGTAGGCACGGACTACGGCATCGGTATATCTTGCCTTGAAGTATCGGAATGCCTTTCGGTCAATCACTTGAAGATTCTTCTCGTCGAAAGGCGATAGGGTTACATACCATGCTTTGCCAGTCTTGGCGGCTTGTTTGTCGGCCACTTGCTTTGCCTTGTAATATTGCCTTCTTGCGAAAGCCACCGTGAAGAAGTCACGGATTTTGCGGATTAGTCTTTTGAACATATTGTTTTCCTTTCATGTCTTTTGATATGCCTATGAAACCGCCAGCGAGTGCGCCCATGAACAGGCAGATGAAGTGGAGGCCTACGGCCATGCGTGTGACAAAGAGGCAGGACACGGCCATATATATGATGGTGTGCAGGAGCGGTTTCCATTTGGGGTCGTCTTTCAGGAATATGATGCCGTAGTAGGCGAACAACATTCCCGACAATCCGACTGTGGGTTTTGGTGTGCTGATGAGGAATGAGCAGGCGGTGGCGATCAGATAGCACAGCGGCCAATGCCACCAGCCTTTGCCGCAATTGAATTGCAGCAGAAGAAACAGAACAAGCATATTGGCGGCGAGGTGGAAGATGTTTCCGTGGGCGAAGTGGAAAGTGAGGTGCGTCCACCACGGGGAGCCTGACATATAGCCCCAGTCGGCATCGAAGCCGAAATAAGCACATGCCAGCACCAACACATATAATATAATATGGTTAGTTCTCATATCCAGTAGATTTGTGGTGGGTCGTTCTTTCCATCGTTGGCAAAGATGAACCATGCGTAGGACACAGCAGAACCACCTCCCGCTTTCATACCCTCAAAGTCGCCATTCTTGGCACATAGCAGCCGTTCCTTGAATTGGTACACCGCTTTCAAGTAACCTTTGCTATACAGCCTTTCCCATCTGCCTTTGCCTTCCAATGCTGTTGTCTTCAATAGCATGATGGTGGGTGCGCCTTTTGGTAATAATTCAAGAGAATGTTCAACAAACTCTGTGGCGTACTTATAAGGCGGGTTGGTAAGGATTGCCCATTTTGTAACATGAGCAGCAAAAGGGACTTCGTTCTTTTTCAAGAAGTCTACACCGTCAAGTCCATAACCCCTATCAAATAAATCAGTGCTAATAACTCCGTGACCTAATTCTCTTAGCCTTTTCGCCAAATGTCCTGCGCCACAGGCAGGCTCCCAAACATAGTGAGGAATATCGTACACGGCAGCGAGTTTGTCAACCGCTATCGGGTCGGTGGCATAATAGTCTTGCGGTTCACGATCCTTGTTGGTATGGTTGCTTGCTCCAAGGGCCTTGAATACGGAGTTGCCGTTTCCCGTCCAGTCTTTTTTCATTCGATTAGGTATAATATGATTTGGTTAGGCTTCATTCACTCAACTGTTGTTACTAATTTTGTACCTTTCACCGAAAGATATGATTTCCAAATAAGCTCTTTTGCTTGTTCATCTGAAAGCCCTTTTCTATCAAGAAACCATTTTACTTTGAATGGGAACCAAGGATAGCGTATTCCTTGATATACATCATACACATTGACGAAATATCCTCGTCTTGTAATTTTTCTTCTGACTAATTTTACTCTCATGGTTTTTTCTCCTTCCCTTTAATTTTATCTATAGTAGTCCAATCGTCTTTCATTCCCCTCGTTCTTCCGTGCTTACGTTATTCGTGGGTTCGTGCTTACGGAGGTGGTGGTGATGGCGTGGACGCTTGGCGCGACCCTTGTATAGAATCTTCAAAGCCCAAGAAGGCTTCATGTAGAACTTGGGCGCGGGCTGGTAGATGATTTCGGAGCATATTTCCATCTTGGAAAGTTCGGGATGCTCCACTTTGTAGTCGAGATAGCGGCGGTAAAGCTCGGTGAACATCTCATAGCGCGGGCTTTTCGGGTTGACGCGCAAGTCCTTGCCGCCCTCAAAGGCGTTGATTACCTCGACCAATCTTTCTTCGGAAACCCAAAAACGCTTGCTGGGCATGTTGACCGCGACGGCCATTGCATCATATTGGGTATTGTAATTCCCTTGGGACAACGCCTTTTTGTAAGCATTATTCAGGTCGCTATAGCGTTCCCTGAACCCATACACCGATTCGCGGTGCCTCATTGGTTGTGAATTACGCTGCAAAGATATGAATCATTTCTGACTTTTTACGGATTTCGTGGAAAAAAAGTGGCTGATTTTTGCAAAAATTCAATTTTCAGCAAAATGGAGAAGGAAGAAGAAAAGAAAGAGACCGCCCCGACCGAGGGCGAAACTCCCAAAAAGAGCAACCGAGAAGCCTTCATGGAACGCTACAAGGCCGACTATCCTGACGACAACTTTGAGGACGAGGAGGCCATGTATGGCCGCATGAACGAGCGCAATGCCGACTATGACCGATTGAAAAACAACGACGAAAACTTCCGCAAGTTGGTGAACGAACACTCCGATTATGCAGGAATGATTAACGACATGATGGAAGGCAGAAGTTTCATTGAAAGTTTCCTTGCCCGATTCTCCGACGAGGACATCACCGCTGCCCGTAACGACCCCGAAATGGCGAAGAAGCTGGCCGACGCGCAAGCCGATTACCTGAAAGGCCTTGAGGACAGCAAGAAACTCCGCGAGGAGGGCGACGCCAACATTCAAGTCAGCCTTCAGGAACTGAGTGCCTATTGCGACGAGAACGGCATCGACGAGGAAGGCGCGACCGCCCTTTGGGGCAAGTGCCTCGACTTCGCTGGCAATGTGCTGAAAGGCATCTTCACCAAGGAATTGTTCGACCTTGTGAACAAAGGCATGAACCACGATGCCGATGTTGCAGCCGCCCATGAGGAAGGCGAACTGAAAGGACACAACTCCAAGGTGCAGACACAGCTGGCCAAGGGTCAAGGCCCCGAGGGCATCCCACCGACCTTTGACGGTGGCCAAGGAGGCGTTGCAGCCGAGCCGAAGCCGAAGAGAAAGGGCAGACTGCCCATATCAGGAAAAGAATTCGAGTACTAACCTAAAATAAACACAAAATGAGACGATTGAAGAAATTCGACATCTTGAGCATTATGTTGCTCATCCTTGCCGTCGTCTTTGGCGGCAATGTGGCGATTGCTGGTGCGGGTACACCCGACCCGTCAGAAGCATCGCCTGACTCAAAGGGTCTTGGAACCGAAATGGGCGGTCACGGCGCATCTGCTACCGTTACCAATGATTCGGTGCTGGAAGCCCGCGAAATCGACAAACAGATGGTGCTGCTTTCGCCTTACAAGCTGCCCGAACTGAATGTTAAGGTTCTTGGCGCACGACAGGTTCCCGTAAGCAAGTATTACATCGAGTACCCCATCAGCGGTGCAACGCCTTTGGACTTCACCATTGACTACGATGTGACCGTCAGTAGCCCGTACACTTCGGCCACCCTGAAGCCTCACGACGGCACGGCCACTGGTACCTATCAGATTTCAAAAGACGCATTCCGTGCCTTGACCGAGACCACCACCTTCATCCTTGAGGGCATCCCCGGCTACAGCAAACCTGAAGAAGGGAATACGCCGATTGAGGATGGCGACATGGAAGCCTACGTCAAGAGTGTTGACGAAGCCAATTACACTATCGTTATCGAGCCTGTGAACGGATGGGCATACAGCGGCGGCTGGACTAACAAGTTCCCCAGCACAATCCCGGCTGGCACACCTATTCATGTGATGTCAACGGCTTGCTCCGAATCGCAACGCGAGGTGGCACCCGACAACTACCTGCCTGTTACCAAGAAGGTTTACTTGCAGAAGAAAGTGTCCAACCTTGTGCTGACCGATGACTTCCTGGAGCAAATCAAGGAAATCGAGTTTGGCGAGAACGAACTTTCGGAGCGCGTTGAATACAACCACCAGCGCAAGGAAGCCCGCACCTTCTGGCTTGGTGCCGAGGGCAAGCGCAGAGTGAAGCCCGGCAAGCACATGGCCGAGGAAGATGTGTTCTACACCAAGGGTGTGTTGCGCCAAATCCAAAACAAGTATGCCGTTGATGGCGAACTTGAATGGGACGACCTGAACCGCATCTGCGACATCCAGTTTGGCACCAATTCGCTGCACGATGAAGCCACCGTGTTTGTTGGCAGCAAGTTCAACCTGAAACTGATGCGACTGATGCAGCGCAACCAGCGCACCGATGTAACCTTGATCAGCAAGTTCAACGACGAGTTGAAGGTTGGCTTCAAGAGTTACGAACTGAACGCCGTCGGTACGCTTAACTTCGTACACAGCCGCACCCTTGACGACATCGGCTATAAGGATTGCGCCGTTGTTATGGACGATAAGGTCTTGACCCGTTATGTGAAGTACGAGCTCAAGAAAGCCAATGTGGATATGAAGAAGGGCGGCGGTCCCGATGGCGAG